GTCGTAAACAAGATTAACAGAATCGCCATTAAAATTACTTACTGCAATTCCAGCCGTGACTGATATTGCTTTCCCGATCTGTATAAATTGGCCAGTATTTGCTTGAATAGTTAAAATTCCTGCAACTGATTTCACAATAAAATCTATTTCGTCGCCATTGAGTGGACTGGCAGGCAAAGTCGCCGTTGCTGATGCCGTGACGACATAACCGTTTTGTGCTAGCGCGTTAAAACTTGATGCTTCGTCATTCCACGGTCTTTTATTAAAGGGAACTGCTGCATAGGCTGGGTTACTCGATGCGCCATTGGAAGTTAGGACTTGTCCAGCGGTTCCAGGAGTTATATTTACGACTGTATTAGCAGTTGCCGCGACAAGAGTAGAATATTGTGTCAATGGCGTTGTCGTCATTGATGCGACACCGTCCCAGTTTACTAAACCAGGTATGATGCTATTTAAATTCATTGCATTAGATGGAGTTGCTACCATAATAATACCTATTGTTGATTACGTTAAAGACCATGTTCCGCCTGACGCGGTGAATGCAAACCAAGTGGCATCCATTGCTCTATAAACCAATTCAATGGAATCTCCTTTAAAATTGTTTACTGCTGTACCACCTGAAACGGTTATGTCGGATGCATTTCTAATGTATTGTCCTGTATTTGCCTGAATCGTAAGTATATCCGTGGTATCTACAATAAAAGATACGACATTACCTTGAGACGGGGATGATGGTAATGTAGCCGTTGCAGTACCTATTATAAAGTAGCCATTGCCGGGAACGGCAGGGAAAGATGTGGCTTCATCTGTCCAATTCGAAATAATATTTCCCGATAGATAGACTTCTCCTCCTACTGTCACGATAAATTGCTCAGGGTTGAATGAAGCTACGCCCACGGTTGATGTTGTTGCATTAATACCAGATACGACAACGGCCCCAGTAGTTGGAGACGCGCTAACACCATTTGCGCCCGTGACGGATGTAACATTACCTCCTCCACTACCACCTGGACCATTTCCTACGTAAACCTGGCTCATGTTGTTACCTCCATGAATTCGATATAAACATTTCCTGTAGGAGTTCCAGGTGCGCTTGCTTCCCACTTAATAAAAATAGTTGTACCCTGGCTTAACATTAATTGATTATGAGTTGGAGAATTGGTTGTAACGTCATATGCGCCCCCAGAACTAGCTGGAAATCCCCATTTGGCCGTCGATCCATCTATACCCAAAACCACGTCACCATTGGTACCGTTTTTAATACCCATCATGACAACAGGAAGTGATACTGTTACAGCAGCTACATAGCTAGTTGTAATGCTACCAGATGCAACGACCGTCAAGGTTTCAAATTTAACGCTATCTTTCCACATGGAAATCTCCTATTAGTTAATAATCAACCAGTTAACTGTCGATGTGTCTGAACTGCTATCAGAGGTGATTGTGAAACTAGTATTAGCTGTAATAGTTCCTACAGATAGATTTCCTAAAGTTCCTCCGGCCACAGCTCTTGTTAGAAAGATTTTAGAGGCGGCTGTTACAGCTGTCGTGGCGACTGTCACTGTACCACTGGATAATACACCGGAAGTACCCAAAGAAGCATTAGAACCCGTGGCAATCGTTAATTTATTTCCTGCCGTACCTAGAACTAGATTTCCATTGGTTGCTGCTATATTACCTAATGTTGATGTGATGGTCGTTCCTGCTATGATTGAAGTACCAGAAGATAGCGCAGTTCCTGCGGTCAATGTGGTTGTGGTTGATAATGATCCCGGAGTTGTGATAAGAGAAGGAAGAGAAACTGTTGAAACACCTGCTACTGTGTTGAGAGTCACTTCATTTGCCGTACCTACGACCGATGCAATATACCCTGACCCACTTACAAATTCAAACCAGTTACCAGCACCTGCATAAAGATAGAATGCCGTAGGTGCTTTTGGTGGTGTAAATACCACCTGCCCAATCTCATAATTGGTCTGGTTGACAGTTGGAGGATTTTCAAAAGGCAAAGGTGGGGGAAGTACAGGAATTAATGCTTGCCCGATACCATATACTTGAAACATTTTGGACATTGTTTTTCTCCTGTTAAGGTTAAAACAAAAATTGCTGTATAAAATTCACGGAAGTCAACATTTATCTTTATCATTCATTTAAATGTTGACGTATATTGCATAATATGTAATAATAAGGTGAAATGAATCAAACAGGTTAACGATGAATTTTCTTACAGTTGAAGAGTTTAGTGAACGGATAAAATTGCATCCAGCGACTATTCGAAAGGCTATCAAAGAAGGCAAAATATTTGCATCTAGACCTAGTATGGGCAAAAGAGCGCCATTTCGAATAGCTGAATCTGAACTTGAGAGACTTCATCTACAAAGCATGTGCGAAAAGGATAAAAAATAGGGAATACATTATGGATTGGCTAAAACAACACGCAGACACACTTGTCATTCTAAGTTCATTCGTCTTATGTTTCTGGACTATGAATGAAAAAATAAACAATATCGAAAAAGACTTGACTATTGTGAAGACCGTTTTGATTATGCAAAATATCATGCCGATTGAATTAGCATGTCATAAGGAATAGGAAATGAACTTAGATTTATTAATCGGTGGCTTCGTCGTCTTTGCTTTAGATTTATATATTTCTTACACAATTATGCACGAATTAAATATTTTTTTCGATTTACAATTAACAAAAAAAAGAAAATGGAATTTTACATGGCTAATTTTTTCAAAAATAATGTTATTAATACTCTGTTGTTGTGCAGTACAGCGGTTACTCTCCCACTCAGCGCAATAATTCCATGCCAAATGGCGACAAATGTAGTTAATTTATCAATCAATATTAAAGCCAAGATAAAAAAACTGCAAAAATGTAAAACTTCAAGCAAACGCATATCTTGTATGTTATCAATCAAACGTGAATGCGAGCAGTACATCGGTGGAAAAATCGACATGTCATATGCATTCAATTTACTGGAAGCTGAATTTAAGAATCGTAATGTACCTATTGATGGTAGATTTAGCGAATTTAAAAAGGCTGTTAAGAAAAAAGACAAACGTCATAAAGCCCTAGTGAATCATCTTGCGGGGTATTTGGAAGCCGATGAGTCAGGAATATCTTTGATAGAAGAACTGGAAATGACAAATTATCCCTCAGAATTAGATGAAAAGGCTAAAATGTCAGGAGTATACGAAATAGGAATTTCATTAGTACTTGCTGGCATATTTTTAAAATTCGTTCCTAATCCTACTTGTCAAGCATGGTCACCTAGAGTAATCGATTATGGCATAGGAGTATTGACAGGAAAAGCTTTGCAAGATTGTTATGATCATTAATGGAAAATCATGAGTAATAATTTCTATCCTCACAAAACAATAAAGGGTAAAAAAAATACTGTTCATCGACATGTCATGGAAGATTATTTAGGAAGATCATTAGAATATGATGAGCATGTATATCACATCAATGGCATTTCTACGGATAATAGTATTGAAAACTTAATCGTCATTAAAAAGAAATATAGAATACCAAGATGAAAATGGAAATAATTGATGGAATTCCTGTATGGGGGGAAGCACTTCCTGAAGTTGTAGCGCAAATGAAGGCGGTTATGAATTATGAAAAAGCACCAGATTACTGTGCCCTTATGGCCGATCATCATTTGGGTTATTCTGTTCCTGTTGGAGGTGTATTGGCATATGAAAAAAGCATCAATGTTAATGGTGTTGGTTTTGATATCGCTTGTGGCAATAAAGCTGTGCTGCTTGATTGTGATGCTACTGAAGTTAAAAATAACATCTACAGGACAATGAATGAAATACAAAAACATATCTCCTTTGGAGTGGGTAGAACGAATAACGAAAAAGTGGAACATAGTCTCTTCGATGACAATGTCTGGAACGAATTGGAAATTCTCAGAAATCTTAAAGATAAAGCAATGCTTCAACTTGGTACAATCGGAAGGGGTAATCACTACGTGGATATCTTTACGGATGAGCTTAATAGGATTTGGGTTGGCGTTCATTTTGGGAGCCGTGGCCTTGGGCATAGTATATGCACTCATTTCATAAAAGCAGCAGGGGGAAAAGATGGAGTACACGCAGAGCCGGTCGTTCTTGATGAAAATTCAGACCTCGGACAACAATACATTAAATGCATGGAACTCGCTGGTAAATATGCTTACGCTGGCAGAGATTGGGTGTGCAGACGTGTAACCTGCATCTTACGAGGAAACATCTTGGACGAGTGTCACAATCACCATAACTTTGCATGGCGAGAACGACATTTTGATAAAGATTTGTGGGTCATTAGAAAAGGTGCTACACCTGCCTTCCCTGGCCAAAAAGGTTTTGTTGGGGGTTCTATGGGAGATTTTTCCTTCATACTTGAGGGAGTCTCCTCGATTTCTAGTTCACAGGCTCTTAATTCGACAATTCATGGAGCAGGCCGTCTTCTTGGAAGAACTCAAGCCAAAGGAAAAACCTGTAGAAAAACAGGAAAGCAATTAACTGAGGGTCTTGTAAAAAAAGAAGATCATGAAATGTATATGAAAACATTTAGACCGGAGGTTAGAGGAGGAGAACTAGATGAAAGTCCCCTAGCTTATAAAAGGATTGAAGAAATACTCAAAGCGCATTCATCAACTGTAAAAGTGTTGCACACACTTTCGCCGATAGGGGTCTGTATGGCTGATGACAGGATTTTTGATCCATACAGAGATTGAAAAAAAAGAAAAAAGAGTTTTAAAATGATTATATTAACAATTATAGCAGGATTATTAGGATTTAAAGTAATGATTTTAGCTATCTTATGGACGTGGTTTGAATCTTAAAGTACACCAAAAGTCGTAAGTGTCTTTAGAAAGGCTACTTTTTTTGCATATTTTATGATATTTTGTTTTGTAAAATCTGCGTCGGAAATTTTTTGAGCAGCTTCTAGCAGTTCCTTAGTCTCATTCTCTCCAATGAATTCAGATATGATTTCATAATTATCACCTTTATTTAAAACTTCCGCCACTCTTTTTCCTGAAACCTTTCCAGGACTTATTTGGCCTTCATAAATAATTTCTCTCATTCTTTGTTGGCCTATTTTTTTAAAAACATCTTTTGATGTGTTTTTCTGTAATTGTTTGATGCCTGAAGGATAATCAGCCATATTTCTAATTTCTTCAGGCTTTTTGTTCATTTCCTGTGCAGCAATTTTCATTTCTGGCGTTTCTTCTAATTTTCTCCGGGCTATCTTGGCAGTCGTAATTTCCTTTCTTCTAGGAGGGCTTTTTGTAAATTCGGGCAAATTTTCTTCGGGAATTTTTTTCAGAGAGGGTGGTTTAGGCTGTTTTGTAATAGGTTCCGGTTGTGACCTACCACGATTAAATACACCTCTAATCGCATTGGCTTCATCCGGAGTTATTACAGCACCAAGTTCTCTTAGGGCTATTTCAAAATCTCTACCATTGGCTTGATGTGGATTCTCTAAGAATTTACCTAACCGCGTTTCAACGGCTGCTCTTTTTGTTACCGATGATAATTGCTGACCTGAATTTGATCGAGATAGTATGTTGTTCAATGCATTAAATTCATCCGTGCTGTTGGCAGCTCTTTTGAACATTCCACTATAGTCTTTATTGGATGTGTCTCTATAAGGACGCATATAATCATTATTATAATCGTTAGCCCATTCTCGATATAATCTTCGAGCATTTACATTACCTTCAGCCGCTGCATCATTTCCCTGGTTTCTCGCAGCTAATTCAGCTGCCTCTTCTAATTGACGGACAGTTTGTCCAAATATTCCTTTGGTATTTCCATGTTCAAAAGTAAAATCCATAACATAACGTAGAGATTTTGCCTGCTCATGTAATAAATGATTATCTACTTGTAAAAATCCAGTAATAGAGCCAGATTCACTCACAGTCCTAAGTCTTTTAAGAATATCCTCAATAGCTTGTAAATGCTGTTTTTCAGGAGCTGAAGGATGAGGAATATTCCTGATTTCAGCGGCTTTAGTTTCCAACTGCTGAACTAAATTTGTATGAATATCAGAGACGTTAGAACTTAACTCATCAGATAAAGTATAGGCTTCATTAACTGCTCTATAATCTATAGCATCATTGGCTCTAACCGCTTCCACAGTTGCGCGACCAGCATTTGTAGAATTTACAGCTTCATTTGAACTGATAATATTTCCTGCCTCATTAAGCAAAGAGGGATTTTCCATATTATTAGGAGAAGGCCGATATGGAAGATTTTCTTCCCCAGATCGTAACCTAGTGGAATTTTCAACTGCTGCTTCTCTAGCCCTTAATTGACGAAAAGATTCAGTAGCCTCTTCATATTCTTGTGTCATTCTTTCGTTTTCAGTTTGTATTTCCCTAGTCTTGGCCTCATGATCTTTCATATTTCTTTCTAAATTATTTTCATATTTTCTTACCGAATCTTCATAACTTTCTTTTGATAAATTATTTGCTAGCTCAGCTTCATAAAGCTCCTTTTCATGATTTGCTTTAGCTATCTGATTATCTTGAGTATATTTTTCAGTAGCAGCTTTTTCAGCCTTAGAGGAAGCATCTTTATATGATTTTTTTGAACTTTCTAGCCATTCCGGTGCTACTTCATCTTGCCAAAACTTATATTGATTCGGAGTTAAATTCTCGGGAAGAATGCCTTTCACGAAATCTGAGGCTTGATTCTTGGTTAATGATTTCACCCATTCTTTAGCTGGTGGAAAATATTTCACTAACCCATGCAATAAAGCTCCGAAGGCTGCAAATTCAGCTCCTTCTACTAAAGGAGCATATGGGTCGAATTCTTTTCCTTGTGTCATTCCTGCTACTTGTTTCGTAGCGCCATATGTTGCACCAGTGAAGCCTTGATGTATTATTTCAAGAGAAGTTGTGGCTTTTGGTCCGAATTTAAAAGTATTTTTTAATAAATTAAATCCTAAACCAATTCCTTTATATGTGAGTCCAATAGGAAGTAAAGCACCTGTTAAATGTCCAGCAGAACTCTTCTCTTGTTCAAAATCAACTTTTAAAGGATCAAAATATTCTGAAAATCCTGCTGTTGATCCAGAAATAATTGACTTTAAAAAGTTCCTGTTATTTTCTGCTACAGCCAAATTACCTTCGGTCGTGAAATTTCTTTCAAACCAATTTAAATCGGATAATTTTCTTTTCTGTGTTTCTTGAGCCTCTTGAGGAGTTTGCTTAATAAATGATACAAAAGGATCGTTATTTGATTGTGAAGATTTAATGGCAACATTAGGCGAACCTCTTGGACTTGTTTTAATGAAATCTTCAAATGGATCTGGATTCATATTCTTTTTGCGCCTAATGCTTCAGCATCTTTAACATTTTCTCTATTTATTGGAACTTCTCGACCATCAGGTAATCTCATCAAAATACCATTTTCTTCTTCATAAGTATATTCATCAAATGCTTTCATGACTTCCCTTTCATAACCTAGAGGACGCAATTTTCCTCCCTTACGACCAACGCCCTTTTTCTCTAATACATCTTGCGAAATATCTTCTAATTTTATTGCTCTTTCAGCAGCTTTTTTCATAAGATTAAGAATAGCTAAATTGGCCTCTTTACTTTTCCCAATATCAGGCAATTTATCTTGTAAAAGTCTTAAGTCCGCATCAGAAAGTCTTACTCCAAAAAGTTCTTTCCGACCTTCCAAAAATTCAGGAATCGAGGCCAATAATTCTGCTTGTTCACCTGATAACAAAGCATTGGCTACTTTTTTTCCTGTCTCACCTAAACCTGAGAATATATTTGCAAGACTAGAAGGTTTAATTTTTCCTTCTTCTACGTTTTTAATATTATTTTGAATTAAAGGAATTTGTCTTCTTGCAACACTAGCGTTTTTTGTGAGAGAATCTTCAAATTTGGCCGATTCTTGATGAAAAAGAATATCTTCTTTACTAGCAATTTTTCCCTTTTCATTTTCATTCTTGGCATTGGTTTCTTCTTTTCGTCTTCTATTCTCGATATAGGGACTGGAATATACAGGATTTACACCTGCTTTTCCTAAACCTATAGCTAAATCATCTGCACTAACATCAGGATTTTTTTGAATATAATTTTCAATTGCTTCAATCTGTTCTTTAGGAATCGGCTGTGCTGTTATCCCACCAGAAGGTTTAGGATTTTTAGCTTTATGCATAGCCACAAATTCTTGTGGTGTGAACATAGATTCTTCTTCTGGGGTTAAATCTTCACCTTTTAAATATCTACCTAAAGCCTTTCCTTTCAGCTTTTGTTGAGCTTCTTGTTTTTTTGTTTGTTTTTCTTGCTCTTCTAATTGATAAGTCTGCATTTTTTGTTGAACTATTTCTTTTCCTTTTTCTCCATATGGACTCATAGCAGTTTGTATAGCTTCAAGCTTTTTAGACTGAGGCGCATTTTCTAAGGATTTATCTTTCATGACACTATCAAGACTGCGATTGGCAAAGTAGGTATTTAATCCATTTCCAATACCTTGGCCAAGACTCATGCCAAGCATTTCTGAAAGTTTTCCTTGATGATTTTCTGATTGTATTACTTGTACCATGGTTTAACCTAATCCGCCAGATGATGGTTTGAATAAACTGCTGATACCAGCTCCTAACGCTCCTCCCAATGGACCTGCTACACCAGTTCCAATAGCTCCAAGAAGCGGCCCTAACATTCCACTTGAACCTTTCTGTTGGTTATATGAAAATGGCTCATAACCTAATCCCTGTTGAGAAAGATTCTGAAATTGACCCTGCTGTCTTCCGGCAGCTTGCCCTTGTAGTTGAGAAAATAATTGAGCCAATTGGGATTGTAAACCCGACGCGGCTCCTCCGAGAGCTTGACCGAAACCGCTAGACGAAAGAGCGCCTCGGCCGGCAAATCTTTCGGCAATTTGAGGAAGCAACTGTTCTTGAAATTGTTGCATATAAGGATCGGCGAATTGATTAAAGGCATCCGGTCCTTGACCAAGTAAGCCTTGATCATGTTGATTAGCTAAATTAAAGCCTCCACCTTGTTGCATCATTTTCTGAAGTAAACCTATAAGGTCTTGGCCACCAAACTGCTGTTGCTCTTTTGTTCCATTTGCAAGTTTCTTAAACTTGTCATCGCTTCCGAAAAGCCATTCACCGAATCCTGCCATAATAATAAACCTACTGTTTCAAGTATTCCAAAACGAAAACACACCATGTCAGGGCGTTACCTGAATTATTTTGAATAATAATTGTATTTGTCGAGCTATTATATCTTACGTAAATCTGTGGATCATTTAGAAAATAAGATAATCCAGTAGTATCTTTAGCCCCTCCAAAACCTTGCACAGGATAGAGATAACCATTAATCATCATGGGTTGTGTAGAAGTTGTTAAAGCTAAACTAGTTGAACCTGTTGGAATGTTTCCGCCATTTAACAACACCAAATCAACGGTAATTCTATACGCACTACGATTCTGTTGAGGATTACCAATTTGATACCATTGTTCAAAAGGAGCATTCTCTTGTAGAAGAAATAATCCGCTTTCTTTTGTATTGATAGCGTTAGCAACTCGACGCAAATAGAGAAGCAAAATAGAATCAAAATCCTTATCCTCTGGATTTACATCAAGTGATATGGGAAGTTGATTTGTGTTCAGCGATGGGTCGCTTGAGAATGTCATCGTTTATTTCTCTCATTGTGTTATTTAAACTATACGCTATAAATAAAGAAAATAAATTTAATTCTCCATCAGACATATTTTTTACTTTTTCTTCCATTTCTTTGTTCATGAAGATGAATTTTGAGTATTCTTCCATATTTCCTTTAAGGTAAAGCGGCTTTACATTGTCAAATATGCTTCCAATTTTTTCGGTTACAAATATATAGAATTGTCACCAAATTTACCTTAAAAATATCTGCTAATTCTGATAATTTTTTTCCTTCTAATCTCATTCTACGAATATCTAAAACATCTTTTTCTTTTAATTTTGATTGGGGATGTTTTTCACCTTTATGATCAACTCCTCGACCTTTAATTTTCATATCTTGAAGATTGTCTTTTTGAGTTCCAATCCATAAATGTTCAGGATTAAAACATTTTCTATTATCACAGGTATGACAAACAAATAATCCTTTTTCTATATCACCCTTCCATAATCTATATGAAATCTGATGCACAGGAGTTTTTCTTTTTTTTCCATCTATTGTAAAAGTTCTTCTTCCATATCCTTTATTATCTAATTGACCTAACCATTCCCAACATTCATTAACAATATTCCGTTTAGATAACAATTCTTTTTTTACATGATTATGATATTCTTCAATTGTTTTACAAGGTCTCTTATGCCCTCTTGGATATGCACATCCACAACTATTTATGACACCTCTTTTTAATTCATAACCATTGACGTTTCTACGAATATTTCCACATTCACAAAGACATTTATAAGCATAAGATTTATTGTTCATTCCATCATCTTCAATAACCGTAAGTTTACCAAACTTTTGTCCTATATAATTTTTCCTACGTTTTTTATTAAACTCAGATAAATGACTTCCTTTAGGCATAAAATCTCCTTTTTAGAGATTAATATACCATAATCCACCTTAACGAGTCAATTACAAATTCGCCCCCCCTCCCTAAAAAATAAATTCATCGCGTTCAATTCCATAGGTGTTTGATGTGTGGCTAATTGATTCATGAGAGTATCATCGTAGGTTAATCCAACGCGAAGATATTGCCCAAATTGCGTGCTATAGAATCGATACCATGCATATTCTGAGCCGGGGATATAAGTCTGGCCATTGGTGGGATCTGTATTCCAAATTCCTCCTTTCACGTATATAGAGAAACCTTTAGCATCCGTATTATCCAATGTAAAATTATTTGAATCCACGACAGTTATGGAATAAATAGCTGCATTTAATTGCGTCATGCCCTGAACATTGGCTATGTAAATCAATGTTCCAGTAATCAAGCTGTGATCTGGACTTTTTATTTGACATGGATTTGTCTTAGTTGCAGCAGTTATAAAGCCACAATTTTGAGATGAATTGATAATTTCTTGATTAGTCGCTATAAGATTTGCCTGTTCTCCCATACGAGAATTCACAAATAATTGCACAGTAATAGCAGTAATAGCAGGAGACGCAAGATTTGAATCCATTTGGAAGTCAATAAATGATAATTTAAACTGCTTTCCAGCCCCTTGGAATGGATTAAAATCTTTTCCAACTATATTCATTTTAGGAAAAAGAGTGATCACCCCTCCTCCGATATAGATGGCGGAAGATGTCATAAACACTGCTTCGTAATTCTGAAATGTTTGATTCCATATGCTTAAAGTAATTACATTTGGATCAGGTAATAAGGGATCTCCTGTGCTTGCAATGGTGACTCTATAAATTTGATTATTTATACCAGGATCAGTTCCATCCCAGATAGCGCCCGTAATATAAATTATTTCATCATTTTCAAAATTATGATTAGGAACTGTAAATTGATTTGGATTTTTTGTGAAATCAACAGCAGTTATAGCCATACTAGGCGCGTAAAGGGTACTAACTGGACGACCTGTACTCGCATCTGGATTATTGTAAATATTTATAAATCCATTTGGACTGCCTGATGTAATATAATCAACAAATTGTTGATCATCTACATTATCCCAACTTACATTACTTTCCCAAAGCGTAGTTAAACTATCCCAAGTAATACCAAATTGAAATTGAGCCGGTCCAAAGCAAGTGATATTATCGCGGAATTTTGCCCAGGTATTATTTCGATAATTGAAAACTAGAACAGTATTTGGATAAGACTGAGTCGTAGATTGATTGGAAATATCGAGATAATTCCAATAAACAAGTTCTTTTTCGAAATCACGAATTCCATGCACAAAATTAGGGGCATTATTTTGGATTTCAAAACTGAATACTTGTTCAGGTATCTGTTCATCAAGACGAGTAAGGCCGTTGGCAGCCGCTTGAATTACACCTCGATCACTAACGGCCATTACTCCTTGGTCAAAAACAATAGAACTATAAGTGCTAACAGCACCAAAATCTGAAGAAATTCTTTCGAAAATGAATGGTAAGCCATATTCACCTATATAACGCAATTGCCAAGTTGAATATTCAAAAAAAACGATTAATGTATTTCTGAAAAATGCTGCACTAACAATTGATTCATTTGTTGGTGCATCGATAAAGCCACCTCGTCCGAAAATATCTGAGCGCCATGAATTTGTTTGATCTATCGGATCACCTAACTGGCTAAATCTGCATCTGGCAAAAAAATTAGTCGCACCTGTATACGTAGCGGACGTTAAACCTTCCCATGTGTTAAGAATCAATAAACGTCCATAGTAAGGTATTATAATTAGACCTTGCCAAAGAGTGATTGTTGCGGTAACTAATGGTTGTAAATCTGTCCACACTGAATTATTATAATAGCGAATGGGATCGTAAGTTCCTCCTAGAATATCTATGTTATTATTCGTTGTAAAGAAATATCTTAAGTCCGGAGTTGCTCCTTGAAAATTAGCAGCCCAAAAAAAATCAGTATTTGTTCCAGTCCATGTTTCTCCTGGTACTAATTCTTGAAAAACTCCCTCAGAAAATTGATAGGCATATTTAGTATCGAAGAAGATAGTGAAATCAATACCAATTGTTGCCACTTCTCGTCTTAATATTCCCATAACTGGAAGAGCTGGAAAATAGGAAAAAGTAATCGTCGCTGCACTTCCTGGCGTGGCAGTCGTGATAAGCGTGACACTTCCTGTCATGTAATTAATGATACCAGAATTGCCAGCAGTAATATTAGTGAGGATTCCATTTCCTTGATCTACAAAAGGTGTGGCTAATCCAGCAATGAATATATTTACACTTCCCGGTTGAATTTCGGCATTTGGCTCAGGAGTAATACCAAGAAGTGTGTAGATATTGAAACTCCAAGGAGATGCGCCGCTTGTGCCTAAAGAAGAAGCTGTAAAAAGACGAGAAAGTCGCCCCATGGGCACTTCGCCATCGCGTTTTTTAGTTCTTTCGCGAAAGACATAAGCATTTTCTAGATTTGAAAAGGCTTCATTTGGAAGAAATGCAGGTTTCTTATCCTGAGTAAGACCACCACCAGGATATCCGCCTATTAAGACCTGTTGAAAACCTGTCATTTAATTTCCTATTGCAAACCAAAAAAATGGATTCCCACTAGATGTATCTCTAAAAGATATTGTACTTACTACGCCAGGTGTTGCATTCGTTGTTGAATATATGACATCGACATTAGAACTATTCCTTATCATGGTCGCTTGCGCAGCGAAGAAGTTTCTTGGAAAAGGTATAGGCAGTGTCACTATTTGACCAGGTCCTCCATCACTATTGAATGTTCCCCATTGAAAAAGAATTCCTCCCATCCAATTATAGCCATTTGAGGCTGCATGATTTCCCGTCAATTGGGAAGGACCGCCTTGCGCTGTTAAATAAAAAAGCTGTGAATCTGTACTTGTTGATGTATTCGGGGTAACTACACCATTAATAATCAAAGTACCTGGCACACCGGAAAATATTTGACTATATCCGGGTACCGTTGAAACATTTGTTTGAGTGACTTCATGAATAATCGTGTGGTAACCTGCTGGCTGAGAACCAGGTTGACCATTATTATTCACATGATCTATGCCCAATGTTTGAAAAGTCCCATCCAAGTTATTTCGTATGACGGATTTAGTCTGTCCTAATGAAGAGCCATCGGGTGGATATTTTGGCGTATATGTTGGTATTGACATATAATTTTTCCTTTAAACCGCAACAACGGCAATGGGTTGATTGTCTTGTGGTCTTCGCAATTTACGTTTAGCCTCATTGCTCATCTGAATTTTTGATTTATCAATCGGCTTTTTAAGTATTTTTTCTTTGCCCTTTATAACTACCATAAGTTTATCCTGTTGTGTGTCTGCCTACAAATGGACCGCCCCCAAGTGGTATCGGTTTATTAGGCAAGGATTTGAGTTTCTTTTTTTTAATAATTGGTGTTTTAATCGTTGTTTTCTTCATATAGAACCAAATCCTGCGGTTAAACCGCCTTGTCCATAATTATGCGTCAATTGATCTGTGTAAATTGTATGAATCCTTTCTTGGCCTATCTGTGCGTAAGTTCTTGTCTCGATGATGTCGTAACGCTCTTTAAGCATTTTATCGATGAATATGACACCATCAGAATCCAGTCTTTCTTCAAATATCTTCTTAGCAGCACCTACAGATAGTATTTCCCACCATTCTGAAAGCTCGGGATTACCGGTCATATCAGCTGCCAATAATGCTTGAATAGGCTGACGATAGCATGTGAGTTCTATAGTATAACCTTTATCCGGCACTGGGGCTAGCGTAAATTGGTTTTGGTAGAACATGATTGCTAAAGGAATGGAGAATTTCTTTGGGTTGTATTGAATTTGTATTGGAATTCCGTCGGCTATAGCTTCGGCAAATACAAGGCCGGATATTTCACCTGTTAAATAATTGATTGTCGCATTTCCGGGAGTATCAGGTGTGGATGATGCATATTGACGATAGTAAGTCCAACCATATTCTTGCTCTGCATTATCAGAAGTTTGAAATATTTGAATTAAATTACCAAGGCCATCGTCAGTAACATTTTGAGTTTGACCTATACCATTAGCGCCGATGACGTTTGCAGTAATTAAAACGTTTTGAACACGTCCTTGAGGAAAGAAAAGATTGCGACTAATTTTAGGACCGGGATCATTGTTAACGCTTGAAATAAGAGGATGCGCAGTTGTGAATCCTCCATAGGGACCAGTTGTGCCATTACCAAAATCAAAATTAGTATATTGTTGCCAATTATAATTGACTCCGTAGAAATTCCATGGATTATGAAAAAGTTTTATCTCTCTTTTAGCGCAATAGCAAGGTTGATTTACCGTAATGTAAAGCTCGCTGTTAAAAGGATAGACATCTTGCCCTATGTTAGTTGTGAAGGTATAAATGTCTTTTAATTTGAGTGATCTAAATTTAGCAGGTAAGTCGTAAGAATAAAAGCTATGCATTTGTCTTACTATATATTCATCTGTAACCTGAAAAGCATTACTTGAACCAGTTAATTTACGTGTCTTAGTAACAGCATCGGCAAGTGTTGGATATAGAGGAAAAGGAGGTACAAATGTTATCATAAAATTGGCCTATTATCAAATGCATCCTCAAGTGTAACTGTCCCAGATCCAGGTGGAATTCCTGAACCTGCCGGAACTGCTACGCAAGGAATTTGGGGATCTTGCACATATATAAATGGATAAAATTGCAAACTGTCTACTGCTATTGTTACAGTCATTGGAGTTAGAGATATTATTAATGCTTTTTGATTATTAAGTTGAATCATCCCATTGGCAGGAGGGATGCGAAAACTAATCCATTCACCTAAAGTAAAATTATGATCATCTAAGAAATAAACAATAGCAGGAGACGACTGCGTAATATTGGTAATATATTGCAAGTTAGGTATGAAATCCGTTCCAAATGGTGGACCAAAATTTGAATTATTCGTGGTCACAGTACCGACACGGGGGTAAATCTTACTCTTGAAATAGTTTCATAGCTACGTGGAGTTTTTTGACCACTGGCAGCCAATTCCATGGAATATCTACGAACTTTTTTCTTAGTATTATTAAGATGTTTAATGATTCCCATAGGCAAATCGCATATCTCGCCATGGATCATTTTAATCATTTGAATCGGCTCGCCTGGATATTTTCTATAGGCAAACTCTAGCCATCCACCCTGGGCATCAAGAAATTCAAACATGCCATTGACGAGTTTATCGTCTTCTTTGCGCATTTTCTTAATAAGTTCTTCTCTTTCTAAAGCAGGTAAACTTTTCTTTGGCTTCTTATTTATTTCTCTAATTTCCATTATTTTTCCTTTATGTAGAAGAGGAGAGCTTAATGCTCTCCTCACTTGATCTATGCGTTTGTGATTGCATTATTAAAATCAGCCTTAAATGCCATAACGACCATGTTGGCATTTGCAGCACCAACAACGGAAGTTCCTAGATTCATGACATATTGAGCGTGATTATCGAATGCGTCTAACAGATTGGTTCCAGGAGGGCTTTGAGGAAGTGTTGGTGATCCATTTAATGGAACAATTCCAGATCCCGCAGGAAAACAAACAGCTGGTGATGCACCACCTGCAAATAAAGCAGATGTAGGATAAACAAATGCTGTAAATCCAGTCGTGTCAACATCAATGGTAATTGATGAGACAAGCGCGGTATTCACAACAGATAATACCCTTGCAGCGCCACTTGGATCATTTCCTAAAGCACTGTGACCACCTTTCTTTGTAAGATTACTTAATTGGATCATTCCGTATGGCGTTGGAATTTGGAAATCAACCAATTCACCGGGCGTATAGTCATGTGGTCTAGCAAAGTAGACAACAGCCTGTGTAGCCTGAGTAATGTAAAGAACCGGGGACAATTTTGGATACATGAAGCCAGGATAAACTTTTTGGTAAAATCCTGTAGTACCATTGGCAACCACAAGTCCTGCTGTTACTGCTGTTGCAAGCATACCAAGGGTAATACTTGTATTAGTTGTAATTGCAGTAATGGCGTAAAGAGTATTACTTAATTCAAGTGCACCTGTGACATTTATTAGACGAACATAATCGCCAATAGACAATCCTGCTGTACTTGCGGTTGCGACAACTCCCGTAGTTCCATTGATTGCCGTAATTGCAACTTTTGGAAAAGTTGGAGGATGCGACTGATCAATGAATGTAAAACCATTGGCTGTTCCCGCAACAGATGTAAGAGCATCCGTAGTTACTGTCTGAGCAAGACCAATAAATGAACCTTGGGCCATACCACTAAACCATTCGGCTTGTATTGGCGAAACGGCTGTTGTATCACCCCAATTCGTCAGATCTTTTATGATCACCCAATCTGGTCTATCTGTCATGGGAATATTAACTGCAACAGGCGTTGCAGGATTGGTATAATTCCACTTACCAATAAAACTAAACGGTAGTGACATATTGTCCTCCTATATTCCTGTTGAGCGTAGGTTTTGAATCCAGAGGTCGTTCGTAATACATTGTCCTTGATAGAACGAGCAACCTGCGGTATGGCGAAGCATACATGGGTCGTTGTTATATCCAGGAGGTAGATAGATAAAGCGAGCTTTCCCACCTGCTTGCCATACAACCTTGTAAGCCTCTTTTGCAGCTACAAAGCAATTGGCTATGTCATTTCCAAGCATGGATGCGTTTGGCGTGACAGATCCTTGCTCAGAGGCAAAGAAGCGCACGTTATTAGCACCGCCAATTTCAACACTTAATGTCTGGCTGATGTTTGGATACTGGAATTTCTTGATAAAACCAGTCATGTTGTAAAGCACTGGAATCATACGTGTAGTTAACATACAACCGTAGGAATCACCAATCGGGCTTGTGCCAAAACGCAACTCTGCTTCGACGATATTGGTAATATATTCGCCAGAGTTATTCTGAAGCACTGTAAACACGTCATCCACGTCTGAGATAGTCATCTCACAAGGAATATCGCCATTAGTCCCCCCTACGCAATTTATAATACTCGCTGTACTTTCGAGATTATCACGCTGCAGGGCGTCCTGGGTTTCTCGGAGGGATTGTCCCAAGCGAGCGGCCGCAGAATTAAGCACAGGGTCTTCATTGGTGATCGTGACCTGACGAGTCAATACGATATAAGTCGCATAGACACGTACACGGCAGTCCACGTCAACGCGATTAAGCTGTTGTGGTGGTGGGTTGTTTTGGCCATCGTCGAGAGGCACTTCAAACAGGTCAAGCCTGTCATAACGTGACTGACGATCAATGAAGCCCTGATTGTCTGGCAACTCAACTGGCACGGCAAACAACTGGTGAATTAAGTTGTGCTCAGGAGTTGACAGCAATTTTGAATTATATCTCTGCTGAATTTGTGGAGGCAGAGAGGCTATAGATACTGTCATTATTTTCCCTTTGACCTACTAGGTCTGTTCGGGAACCGAATTGACAAGGGCTGCATATCCATGCATTTCACGATAAAGATCTTTCTTCATTGCATCAGTTAATTTAAAGGCTTGGGCAATAGGTCGCTTATCGTGTGCCATAGGAGACGTAATCGCCTTTTCTGACTTTGCGATAGCTTTATCTATTTCCTTTTCTCTTCGATTTTCCTTTGCAGATTGGGAAAGTCCCATCGCTTTAATGTATTTGTAGCTTTGGACACCGATTTTGTACGAATCTTTTAAATCCGCAATCGTTGCTGCCAATTCTGGCTCCGTTTCTTCCAAAATTGATAAAGTTTCTGGATTGACGATCTCGGAGAAATCTGAATATTGACGGTTCAAGCGATCCATGAATTGAGTGTCTTCTTGTCTCTTAAGTGCCTTTTGCACCTCTTGACGGACAAGTTCTTCAGTATTTTTAAGCATTTTCTGAGTATTCTTCTCAGCTAATTTCTTAACTTTTCCCAAAGGTATAAACTCTTCATCACCGATATTATCGAATTCGTCAACTTCTTGGCGTACAGGATGAGAATTTGCAAGTTGAGCTTGCAAAATTTGCATCTGTGCATCGCGTAAGTTCTTCAATTCTCTTTCGAGGTCGGCATTCTTAAGACGCATAGCCTTCAAGTGCTGATTAGTTACCGGCTCTTGATGTGGCTGATGTGTCTCACTCACTTCATTGACTTGGGATGGGACCTGAGTTGCTACCTCTTGGACTTCGCTATTTGGGTTCTCATTTTCTGTCATGATTTTCCTTTTTTATATGGTCGGCTAAACCCATGGATAACGCCGCGGCAAATGGCTAGTTCGCCTTTTGTACGCCTTTCCTTGACTTTGTTAAATAAAATTATTATAAGTCTATAAAAAAGTGAGGAATATGATTTGTGAGAATTGCAAAATCGATCGATTAGTTAGCGATTTTATAAATAATCATAAAATTTGTTATCGATGTGTTTATCAGAAAAAAACTGCAAAACAACCGAAAAAGCGAATATTTAAACCTTATTTTTGTCGCATTTGCGCAAAACAGGTTATTCGAGATGAGAGCTTAAAAAAAAGACAAAGATCCGTCTTTTGTTCGCCGACATGTGCACTACAAGGACATAAAATAATGATAAAAGATCATTGGACGAGAAAAGTTAGATCTGGGAGGGTCACATAACATTATGGAATTTAAATCACAATTCGATCCTACACGTAAAACTGCTGGATCAATTTATCGAGACGCTCAGATTCACGGGGAAAGAGGTGTTGTCATTGGAGATGTCAATCATGAAATCAAAAAAGATTTAGTAAAAGATATCAATGAGGCAATACAAAAAGGCAGGTGTCATCCTGATTTTCAATCAAAGCCATTTTATTTGGCTTTCTATGAAAAATACGACTTAACCATGAAGAGAAGTTTAGTTCGAATACCAAAGATAACAAAATATAGACCATATCCTGAACAGGATACCATGGTTTTTCATGTTTTTCCAAACGATGATGTATATTTTTGTTGGGAATTACCACATAGATCACACATGATAAATATAATAAATAGCGCTGATCTTTATCCCCCTGAGCAAGTTCAAATGATACGCAGATGGGAAAATATTCAATTAGAATATTTTGGATTTATGAAAGATGAAAATGATAACTGGATAGAAAATCCCGTTTATAAAGGAGATATTCTTCTGGGTAGTAAAAGTGGAGAAAAGGAAGTGAAAATCTTGATGAGTTAAAAGACACGTGAAGGACTTGCACCTTCGACCTTTTACGAAAGGATCCCACACCCAGCGACCAATCCGTAAACGCTCTACTCTCTGAGCTAACATGCCATAAGAGAGGCCGTCACCCCTCCGAATCCTCATTCCTACTTAACTATGCAAGTGGTCTGAATATAGCATGTGGAGTTATTTTTTAATAGTTTTTTTTGGAACAAAAGACATTTGAAGAAGTGGAAGCGGATTGCCTATAGTGCGAACGACTTTTTTTGTTTCTTTTTTCTTCTTCACGATATCTCTTATGAAATGAAAAGAAGGCTGTACTTTTTGATGAAGTAACAGCCTCATGTAAAACCGCTTTACATCTAGCGTTTTGGCTCATGCTTTGTAAGCGTCATACCGGCTCTTCTTTCATCAAGATGCCTCATATCCTCACGAGTTCTTTCAGGTTCCCTTGGGAACGCTAAGGAGTATTGCTCATCCATGCTGATAGGGCCTCTTTGGATTTCTATTCCACCCGGTCTATCTTTTGAAGAAGGAGATGATGATGAAGATTTAGCCATTAGGAATATCTCCCTTTATAAGCTTGCTTTTCCACCGTTGTGGCCTCAGTACCTTGGAATTTATCTTGACGTTCGATATAATCTAGTGTCTTACTAAATCCTTCCTGCGAAAAGTCTTTGCTTGGTTTTTGATAATCCTTAATTCTTGGAGACATGTCACCTTGATTAAGCCCTGCCATGGCCATGTCGCCACTTGGCATGCCACCATTTCTTGATCCCTTGGATCCTTTTTCGCCGAAGCTTTTGTCACCATCCATACCTTTTCCTGATCGTCCACCGTAATTCTTAGCCATTTTTTTGCTCCTTAATTCAAGCATCTTTAGTTTAACTTTCATGCAACATTTTGATTATTTGCAACTACATCTTTTTCAGGATTTGCAGCCGGACTTAGTTCATTAAGTATTTGAACTTGTGTCATAAGGTGATCAAGATCCATACCCTTTAATTCCTTAAGTGCTTTCACTACATTTAATAAACTTGCTGTATCTTCTTGATGTGCGCGTCGAAGTTTATCTTGTGCAACCGCTTGATCGGTTCCTATTTTAGCAATCCTTTCTTTTGCTAAACCTTCCTGACTATGAGCATAGGCAACTTTAGTTAAGTTATTAACTTCAAGTTCTTTCATTTTCAACTCTTCCATTTTCTGCGCTTGCTCTTGCATAGCTTTTTGTTTAGACATGACTTTCTCAATAATTCTCTCTTTATTTTGCAGGGTCATGCATTCAAGGATTTCATCAGGAGGAATAAGATCAGGAAATAGACTTTGAGCATGTAGAATTTGAGCTAGTTCTAGTTGCTGTTGCGTCTCTGTAAGTGGCGCTTGAACCACTTTACAACCATATTTAAAGAATATTTTGCTATCAAATTCAGATGTAGGTTCTTCACCAATAACTTGTCTAACTTTTCCATAGGTCCAGTTCTTTTGTATGTACTCTATTTCGATTTCAGCGCATAGCCTTTGTGATTCATCTGCTTGATCAAAAAGTCGTTGTAGATTTCTAGCAGTAGATGCCTGTCTCATCATCGTGATGATACCTGCTTTGTCATCTATATCCATGCCCATGGCTTTTGGATCAATACCGGAAATATTATAGAAAATTCCCTGCAACATTTCTTCCATTTGAAGCATTACGGGAGATGGGGGAACAATTGGCATTACCTCAACATCTGACATTTGAAAATCTGGATCAATTGAAAGCACTCTACCATGACCTGAGTTTAAAGCGTCATCAGGTGTTACTAAAGCACCTTTTTTGATCTTTAGACCTTGTTGTTGCGCATCCAAAATTTCTAAATTTGATACCTTCAAACGGTTTAAGAGGTTTTGTGGATCCCTAAGATCCCTCATAACCCCCCTGAACTTATACGCATAATAGGGGGTATCCGCTGTAAAGTATGCTAGCGTAGGCACCACCGGGTATTTATCAATGGAATATGGGTTAGGTTCATCTACAAGCACTCTATCATTAAGAATAATGCTTCTGCGTACAGTAGGAACCTGTTTTTTAATAGTTGTTAATTTTCCTTTGAAAGCTTGTAGTATCTCTTTTAGCTGCTCTTCAGTTCCTTGAAATTCTTGACATTCTTCAGTTTTTTTATCCACGAGAAATTTGGCTTCGCGACTAGTAAGATACCAATACTCGTCAAAGGCGATGAGGTTTGGGAATTGGATTTGATAGACTTCGGGCATGTAAAAGAATTTGTCATCTCTGTAAGTACCTTTTGGGAGTGAAAGTATTGCATCTGCATGTTCAGGATACATTAGAGCGGCTTCTTGCATATCTAGAAAGGTCCTTACCCACCAGAATCTTGCATCAGACATATCATGTTTGCGAAAGTATGGGTCAAATAAACATGATTTCATGTCGATATAGCGCCACCGAGGATCTGGACTTATTGGATCTTTTGTACTGTCCCCATACATATACATAAAGCCCAATCCTTGAACAACAGCGCCTAATTCAAAGGCATCGCTAAATGTTTGATGAAAGCCTGATTTATGATTGTGATATAGGCATTTCGTTAGTTGATCGGCAGTTTTTTGCATACCATTGTGTATTGGAATAACAGCTGAACTTTTTCTTGTTTGTCTTTGTTGTCCGCTTATTGCTTGAGCTATGGGATTCATGATGTTGAAGTTCCATATCTTCCTGCGATAAGTTGCCACACCAGGAAAAATTAGACCCCAAACTTCTTGGTCGCCAATAGTGAAGCGCTGATCTACGTCACTTTGATACCATTGAGTTTGTAATATGTTGATGCTGTCGGAGTAATTTTTTTCCATGCTTTGACGCAAGGAGATGTTAAGTGACTCTTCGGGCCAAAAAATTGGACTATTATTCCTAATAACCCACCTCCTCTCTTATTTCTTGGACAGAAATACGAGATATGATATTATTAAACCATGAAAAGCATGTCATACTTAGATATTGCCAAGTTTTGGATGAAAGTTCGGATTTGTGACCAAACAAAAGATCAACGTTATAAATCTGAATATATTGGTCCTTGTTGGATTTGGACTCTTTCATTATCTTTATCAGGCTATGGAAATTTTCAATGGGATGGAAAAAAGAGACGCGCACATCGAATAGCTTATCAAATTGCATTCGGTCAAATAATGGAAGACCAGTTTGTTTGTCATAAATGTGACAATCCTGCATGTGTGAATCCACAACATTTATTTCTCGGAACTGCGAAAGAAAACACTCATGATATGATTTCAAAAGGTAGATTGATTCGATCCCGTGGCGAAAACAAAGGCGTATCCTATCGAAAAGAAACAGCAAAATGGCGTGCTCGTCACATGATAAACTATAAGAATGTTCTCGTTGGTGAGTTTGATACCAGAGAAGAAGCTTTGGAAGCATTGAAAAAAGCACGTGAAACCCTATAGATAATTATTAATTTTATCTTGTATGATAAATTTTATTATCTGCAAGGAAGTTAATCATGGAAAAAGTGCCAATATCGCAAGATGATTTATTAGATGTCATGGAAATGACAAACAAAATGGAGACATATATTTCTAGAATTTTGAATGACAATGAACTATCGCTCGGTTTTTCCGCCTTGATGAGCGCAACAATTAATTGCATGTTGGCTCAATGCAAAACCCTTGATGAAATTGTTTTTTATCGCAATCTTTTCATGCAGATATATGATGGTTCAATTAGAGATATTAAAATTAAGGAAAAGGATTAGCGGTTAATGGGCTAACCACTTAAAAAGGTTTAGATTCATCAGATTTATTATCGGTTTTTTTACGTTCAGCAATTGATGCTCTTGCCATGGAAACAACACCCTTGAGCTCATTCACCATTTGATTTAGTTTATCCACATTCTTCATGTAATCGTCGAATTTATCTAAAGTTGCTCGAGCTAGACTTAATCTCTCTTCATAACGCTGAACATTTAATAATTTCTCTACTTTATCATTTAAAGAGTTGAATGGCGCATATTCATCTTCATCCAAGAAAATTTCTTCAATCGCTTCTCTAATTAATTCTTTTATTCCATGAGGCGTGTTATTACAAGTCATAATTATTAATACCCATTAAGATTTCAAAGGCTTTTTTTGTTTGTGTTAACTAAATTGCATTTCCTTATTTGTTCTTTAACAAATAATATTTTGATCTTTAGCCAGAATCTCCAACACCATCTTTTTGTATAGGCAACAGGATGTTTTATGCGAAATATAGTTCTTTGCCATCTATTCTTTCCAATAAGCATAAAGCCCCAAGGGTCTAAGAAATACACCCCTTGAGCGAATTTCACACCTAATGTCGCAGGTTGAGTCTCTGGATTGTGTGAATCTGTCACATTTGGAGGACGGTAGACGAAATTAGCTGCCTGCTTTTTATCGTCTAAGAGAAATCGTATGAAATTTTCTTCAATCATTTACCCTCTTCGACGTTGTAATATTTGTATATTTCAGAACCTAACGATAAAAATAAATCGCTGCCTAGAACGCCTAGACGTAGACAGATATGAGATAAATGTAAAAAACCCATGGCTATTTTAAATGCTATGTATTCGATCATACTCCGTAATACCTATTAACTGCTTTAATGTCTTCTTCAGGGCCTCTACCATCTTTTCTTTCTAGTTGTTTTAGCCCCACAGCTAAATAGCGAAACGAATCCCCCGCGTGCGAGTGTTCGTCATGTAAAGGAAAATTTTTAAAGCAACCAAGTCTATCGTCCCATACTTTTTTGTAAGCTTCAAGATGTTTAAAGCCTTTTCCCGTCTTCTCCTCATCGAAGACACACCTAGAAAGCATAGACCGAACAGTCTGTATGCCCTCAAGCTTGTCACATTCTTTGATGTCCAATACGACGAACTTGCCGTCGAGGAGCGGAGTAACATAGTCAAGATATTGCGTCTTAGAACCAATGTCTCGCTTTCTTGCATCATGAGGGAAGATATGGCGTCCAAAGCGATATCGTTGTTTATTAAGCCAGTCACAATAATGCGCCGCTCCTTCATCCCAATTTTCGTAATAGTTGATAAGTGATATATTTCCGCCACGGTTTACCTGAAAGCACCAAATAGATGTAAAATCATCAAGACCAATATCCCAAGCAGTATGCACCGGCAAACTATCGTCATAAGGGACACGACAAAGACCACCAGTAGCGCGTATCTTAGAGAGCTGTGTGCCATAGTATAAACCTTCGTTAGCAGATTCAAAAGCCTCTTTTGGGGTTGAGGGGTATTCCTGCTTCATGCAATCGCCGAGAATTTTATGCTTCATTTCATACCATCGCCGTTGTTCTTCGTCAATCTTTCTTTTACGTTCTAGCTCAATACGATCAAGATATTCATTAGTTTCCTTGCTCACAATTATTCCTTCGCTTGATTCTCTATATCCCGGCTCGTCGAACCACGGGAAGAAAAAGAAACGCTGTTGCATAGGCGACAATTCTCCCCCTCGCAATGCGAGAGCTTCCGCAGCTTGGCTAAAGTCAAAGAAATATCCGGAACGCCCTTCTGCAGTGGATTCGATAGCAACGATTTGATCTGTACTAACAGTGTTGAGAGATCCCGTAACGATTTCCTTTGCAACGTCTGGGGACTTTGCGCATATCTTACCAAATTCGGATACCAGCAAGCGCTGATATGTGCCTGAGCGAAATCCTGTACTAACTCGATAGCTGCTTCCGTTTTCAAAAGCAAGTTCTCCAGATCTGTCGTTTGTTGCGGAGTTAAACGTTCGTGTCCATGTTGGCATCCTGTCATAAGCGTATTTAACCTTTTTTTTAAAGATATCTTCAGCATCCTCTTTTCTATGCGCTATTATACCTGCATGGGTATTTCCATGCCAAAAACAATCGTCTAAGAAATTTATTGAAAAATAGGTAGTTACACCGAGTTGACGTGCTTTTAGCACGAGCATTTGATGCCATTCTTTCTCGTATAATTCTTTTTGTGCCCAATTGAGATCAAAGAGCACCTCTTCGCCTGACTTGTTTGTGATATAATAGAGGTGTGTTAAACGCCATAGCTTGTCGTTTAGCTGCTCTTGGGTAGGTATGTAATCATGCATGTAAAGCAGCTTTACATTTCATTTGCATCTGCCTGAAAATCTATAGAATTTTGATGGCAAATAATGTGCAGGCAACCAACAATAAATGCTGCCTCAATTTGCGATGAAACAACATTGTCGTGTAATAGACTAGCTATTTTTTCAAGTTTTACTTTGATGAATTCAAACTCATAACTTGCGGACTTTTTTTCCATGGTATCCTTTAGATTGTTTCTTCATTATTTCCCTCTACCTATTTCTCTTTGGCCATTTTCTTTATTCTCCTTTGCTTCTAATCTATCAAGTAGTTCCTCAACTAGTTTGATGATTTCTATCGGGGATAATCTCATGGGTCTACGTCTAATGACATCGAGCATTAAAGGGTCACAGTTAGCCAGTCCCTCTGAGCGTAGATATTCTGCCCAGATTGCATATATTTCATCATTCTGCAGGTCTTTCCATTTCCGATGACTCATCTAGGTATCCTTTTGTGTCTCTGCACTTCTTCTAGCACTTTTAATCTTTCTTCTTCGATCGCTTTAGACTCGCTTTTGAGGGCATTAGCTTTTCTGGCAGCCTCTGCATCGGAGTCTATGTCTTCCGACTCTCTAACATCACCAAAATAAACCCTTTGCCATCTTTGTGAAATACTATCTCGGACATTTGAGGTTTTATCAAGATACTTTAATCCTACGATTTTAAGAGCTTGTTCGTAATAGGGAATAAATTCAGCTCTTTGAATGAATGTTTTCCATTCATTGTAGGTGAAACCTTTTTCAATCGTATACCACTCGGAAAGGTGTAAAACTGTTTTTTTATTCTTTTTGATAAAATTCGTCATTTCTTTGCCGAGTTCAATCATTTCATTTTCCGACAAAGAAACCGTTCTCGGTGTACCTGCTGACATTATTGAATCTCCAAATGAACTTTAATTTGAATACTTTCAGGATCACCGTCGAAATTCTGCATTGCTTCATGGATACATCACAGAATAACTGGATCATCTTCAGACATACTGTAAGCCTCATAAATCAAGAATTTTTGTCTATAAGTGCGATCGGCATCTTTTAATATTACTGTAAGCTCTGTCATAATATCACAATAAGTAATACATAAAATTTTAGTCAAGAAAAGGTAAAAGAAGGCTTGCATTAAATACTAGCAAATGCTATATTACTTATATCGAAGCGAAAGAGTAACGATTAGATATTGACAATAACATTGCGATTATCGAAAGCAGAAAATTGCGAGATACAACAGAATAAACAAAACAAAAAAAAACCATTAAAAAGGAATAAATAAAATGACTGAAGAAATAGAATTTTTAAAAGAAAACGGTGTCCATCATCTAGTAAAATGGGGTGATTTATATGCTTATGTAAAAATCTTACATGATAAAATGGGTTACACTGCTCTAAGTCCAGAGTATCGCGGAACCCATACTGATCGTCAAGGTCAAAGACAATGTTTTGGTGGATTATTAGGATGCGGAGATCATGCCATAAAATCTGTAGCCTATTGGACTACTCAAGGTATAGCAAAAAGAAGATATAATTCATGTTATAGAGAAGACGAATAATGGATACAACTAAACAACTAAACAACTAAAAAAAAAAGTTTAAAATGAAAAGTGAAACTTTACTCCAAATCCTTAGAGAGCTAGAAGCTACAAGTTTAAAGCACGCTCACAAATGTTTCAATCAATGGATAGAAACGGGTGAAAGCGTTTATAAAGAACAGGCATCTGTTCACCTTGGAGCGGCGTTCGCTTATATGGATTTGATAATCTTAATTAGCGAAAAATTAGAGAGTTAAAAATGAAAAAACAAATTTGTTTTAGAATCGACGAGAAAATATTCAAACAATTAAAGATTAAACTTAAAAAAGAATCGAAATCCTTGACTCTTTTTTTACAAAATCTTGTAGAAAAATATATTGAGAAAAGTTAATCAAAATTTTCTAAAGATATCATCAATTTTAACTTGATATTTTTATTTGTATTGTGCTAGTTTTTTTATGTTTCATACATGGGGCTATACCACCGTGGTATGGCCTCTTTTTAAGGGGATTTTTTGGACTGCAAAGGAAAAAAATACGATGGATCTTAAGGATCGATTAAAAGAATTTTTAGAAATGACGCACTCATTACTGCAAGCAGATATGCAATTTTGTGGAAAAAATTGTGAGAAAGAAGAACAAGAAGAAGAAGAAGAAGAAGAAGAAGAAGAAGAAAAAGAAAAATGTGAATTTTATGAAAGTCTCAAAAATGATTATGAAGAACTCATGATGTGGGTTTTCGGACGTAAAAATGGAACTATTCTTAATCGTGAAGCTCTCAAAATATGGAAAGAACTGCATCCAACGTTACCTATTCCAAGAGTTTTTGAAACTGTACAAAATTTAGGTAGGGAACAGACTTTTATTTGTCTGTTGTTAGATGTCTTTCCCCTTTTTTTAAAAGAAAAAAATAAACCTAAATCTCGTTGGGGGTCATAAGCAAAGATCTTCCCACTTATGTGTGGGATTTATCAAGCTATTGCCTTTTCCAAAAAAGACTAAAATCCTCATGCATTAAAACTTATCTCAATTCTCACCCCATATTCAGCACTTTTCACCTGATCGCAAGCAAGCGAAATTCTTTTATCGCTATCAGCGCGTCCGGGTCTATAATCCCCGGTAATAATAGCGCAAATCGCGTCCACAATATATTTGAAAGACATAGGCAAGTTTTCAAATGCATCCAATTCATTCGGCGCAAAACGTGTTAGCATAACCTTACAGGGCAATTTTATCTTTGCTCGATGCGGATTAAGCATAAGCGCAACTATCCGCTGTTGTGCTTTGTGTCTTCCGTGTTTGACTTGCCAAGGCTCAAAACAATTCGCTTCACTGACAGTTTGCAAAGGAAGATCCAAAATGACCTTTCCTTCGCAAATTTCCGAATTCATCTTTATCTTCGCCACAGGCTTCTTTTTTCGCTTACCCACTACCTTCATATTACCCGACGCATTTAAAGGGCTAGAAGACCTGTTTCTGTGCGAATTAGACCCATTGGAATCACTATTTGCAACATCAAAAGGGTAACTGGTCGCTTTTTTGCTCTACTCGACCTCCTTTTGCCCAAGATCTAGATTCAAGAAAATGCTTGATATCATCGGCTAAAAAATTGCTATCTGCCGAAAATCCCTTAAGATATTTCTTTGCACCTTTTTGCTTCACACTCGTAGAGATAACATCCCAAAACATACCGCCATTTTGCATTTTCTTACGCAAATATGTCACTCTGTACTTATTGTCAAAGCATAAAACTACAGATTCAGCATTGTACTGATCTTCAGGGTAACTTTCGTGACTTCCATTAACATATTCAAAAATACTCATTTTCTATCTCCTAAATTTACAAGGCATTTGATTGTTTTTCCGTGATATCAACTACTGAATTCCATTCTTTAAAAATAGCTACAATACGATTGTTTTCAAAAAGGCACAAAGGTTCTTTACATGTTTCCGTAAAAAAATCCTTTTTAACAACTATTTCGTCACATTGCATTTGAAAAATTTGTCCGTGATTTGTATAAATTTCATACTCTCTCATTTTCATATCCTTTTTAATGTTAATTTTTTAAGACAATCTTCTTTGGGCTCTTAAATCAATTCCTGAGAATTCAATCATGGAAAATTCTTGAAATCTCGACGCAATGGCTTTGTTCATGTGATTTTCAATCTGTGCTAGAGTCAAATTTGTCGAGATAAGCGTAGGAAGCTCATTTGCATATCTCATGTTAAGAATTTCAAAATACTGTCTACCTACACGTGGAGAATTCATTTCTCTTCCAAAATCGTCGATGAAAAGAATATCTTCCGAGGCAATTTTTTGGATAATGGCTTTGTCAGCCTCTTCATCACGAGAAGCCTTTAGCAAAATCGAGTCCATTTCAGGGCTAGTATAATACCTAGGCCAAAGCTTAATCCTACACTTACGAAACATCTCACGAAGCATTGCAAAGGCAAATTGAGTCTTTCCTCTTCCTACATCTCCCAGTAAAATCACCGATTCAGGCTTTTTACCCCATTCACGAGCATAGTCGAGAAAGCTTTGAGGTTGTTTATCGCAATGCTCAAGAGTGACATGGGCAAACTTTTTGGGTGCACAGAATTCAAAGAAATGCTTTTCACTCATTTCCGCTCCCTTGATCGACCGATCCTGCATCGTTGGTTCCTCGAAGTATTCTGCGTGGCTGGAACTGCGTGTCTGAGGGTTGAATATTGCCTTGATGTTTTCCTGCTTGAGTAGGTTTGTTAGATTTTTCATTGGCGTTCTTTTGTTCCTGGTATTCTTTAAGGGCTTCTTTTATCACCCATCCGCCTTGCTTCATGGTGTGAAAGTCAGAGGCGTATTTGTAGCCTTTGCTTCCCTTGCGTGAGTCGAGGAAATTGAGCATGTGATCGAGAAACTCTTGGCCATGCTTTTCGAGCAAAGAGTCGTATTCTTTCTGCGT